TCTTACTACAATTTCTTTAGGTTGTAAATGCTTTGGTAGATATTTTTTTAGACGTACTTTGAGTAGTCCATTTTCTACCTCGGCTGATTCAACTTCAACGTGTTCTCCTAGAGCAAATGTAGATGAGAATGATCGTGTAGCAATTCCTTTATGTAGAAATTCTGTACCGTCTTCTCTTTCTCCAATTGTTCCAGAAACACGTAGTTTGCCCATATCCATTACGACCTTAACATCTTTTTTGTCAAAACCAGCAACAGCGAATTCTAATTCAAATTCGTTGTCATCAATTTTTTTGATGTTGTAAGGTGGATAATTTGAGATATGTTTGTTGAGGTCATTTTTTAATCCCATCAACTGATTGAATGCATCATCAAAACCTAAGAAAAAAGGTTCTAGTTGCATTTGTCGCATTAGTGAACTTACCATGTTTTTGCCTCCTTTTCAGCGAGTATTTTTGCTACCCCCCATTTGGCAGGGTAACTATAATATTATACCAGTCTATCTTTAATTTGTCTAGACTCTACTGGTATCAACTGTCCTTTGTGTGAAGCATTAATATCTTTTCTTACCCAAGTCATACCAAATGGCTCAGATAGATTATTCTGTGCATCTCTTTGTGGAAGTCTTTCCGCTAAGGACTGAAAAGTTGGGTCATCGCTTAAGTTAAGATAAGCATTATGATACCAAGGTAGATCGTAGAAGGCTGGAGAGTTTACTAAAAGCATTCCAGCAGTTGTCCAATGCTCTTGAATCGGTGGATCTTGACTTACAACCTTACCAGACAAACCATAATCTGGGACATTAACTCCAACCAGTGGCCTATCTACTTCTAATAATTTTTCTACAATATCAACATTTAAAGTTGTATCTGAGTCAACATATAATACTGCTTGATAGTTTACTACCCCTTGGTTTAATTCTGTACAATCTTCTCCCCAATGGTGACCTGAAGTTATTCTTGATCTTTGAGCAAATTCTCTGATAAGGTTACGACCTGTTTCAATTCTTATCCATCTATTGTGTGAGGTTACCTTTGACTGCATATCGTTTATTGTATATGTCCAATAGTCTCCATTAACTTCCTTTAATGCTGCAATTACAGAGTGAAATGGTTCTAATCCTCTTTCATCTAATTCAAATGCAGCAAACCATTTAGCATTAGGAAACTTTTCTATAATTCTAACTCTATCTTCTATCCAAGTCATATGCTCTAATCTGTCACATTTCCAAGCAACAAGAGGAGTTCCTATTACAAAATGCTTTTCATAATCAATTGGTTTTAACATAGTTATCCTTTATTTCTTCTATATAGTCTGAACATATACCAAAGTATCCTAGATCTTTAATATATTTTGTACCCTGATTTTTTTCTGGTAATACAAGTATAGAGCAGTCAGAAATTTTTGGAGTTCCAGGGTATCCCCAAACAAATCCTTTGCTAGTCATAGTATAGTCATCCATATTATGAAAGAAACAATGTAAGTCATTTTCTATACAAGTTTCTAAAGACTTATAATCTTTACAGTGTATCCAAAGATTATTTTTTCTTTCTTTTAACCATTCTAAATCTATAAAATGATCTGGATCATCATGTCCTAAGTATAATTGTCCAAGGTTAGTTCTTAAATCTATTTCTACTTCATACCCCGCAAAAATGGCTGCATCAATGTAGAAGGGGTTATTTTCATCTCTTGATACTGGACCATTTAAATTGCCACGATGGGATATGTATTTCATTTTTCAACCTGAACCCAAATCCATTGACGGTGGTTATCTCCAGGACCAGTTGGTCTAAGATCAGATTTATAACCTTTAAAACCTATCTTATTAATCAAATCATCTTTTAACTCTTCTTCATCAGTAATGCTTACATCTGCATGACCATTTGTGCTTGCTGCTTCATAAACATTATCATAATATTTTGCAGTAGGAATTCCTTCTTTACCACCGTATCCCATTTGAAAACAAAGTTTTCCACCTGGCTTTAAGACTCTATATGCTTCTTTTAATATATTAAATCTAATTTCATGTACACAAATATGTTGAAAGCAAATAACTGCAAACATAACATCATAAACATTATCTTCAATCATTGATAGATTATCTCCAGAGGTATGATATAAATTAGGAATATCAATATTGTTATATTCTAAATTTACCCTTGACTTTTCTAGATTAATGTTAGATATATCTACTCCATCAATTCTTTTAAATCTATTGTGAAACTTAACTAAATTTCTTCCTGGACCACACCCATAATCAAGGGCAACCATATCGGTTGTATCAAAGTCTTTAAAAAGATATGTATCGTAATCTTCCCAATCATTATGAGCATCGTACGATCCAACAACTGGATCTTTAAATTGTAAACTCCATACAGCAGCATATTGATCATAATATTTATTTTGCATATTTAAATAATCTTGTTTGTTTCTATTCATTTGTTATTCTCCAAGTAGTAGTTTAAATCTTCAGGGGTTCCTATACCCCACATTTTTTCTATTTCTTTTACCCTTATCTTCTTACCATCTTCAATCGCTTGATTAAAAACAGGACAAACGTAAAATTCATTATTAGTTCTTATATCTTTTTGTATCATATCTTCAGCATATTTTACATAATCTGATCCATGCTTCCAGTAATAAATTCCTACTGTTGCATTATCTGATATAGGATTCTTTTCTGCTACCTCTGATACAAAGCCGTTATCACCAATTTTGGCATAAGACCATTTAGGATGTGTAGCCTTAAAAGTTAAAATGCCACCATCTATTTCGTCAGCATCAAAAGCGTAAAGACATTCATTACTATTCCATTCTACAATTTGATCAGAGTTTGCAATTAACAAAGGCTCTTTGTTATTTATATACTCTTTTGCTAATAGGGTTGTTACTGCAGCACCCTCTGTTATTCCATTTATTGTTACAATATCACATCCTGGCTTGATTAAGTTTAATACTTGTTTTAAGTTATATTTATGAAAATGTTCTTCTTGAACTATGAAAACATAGTGAGCATCTATATTTAAATTATCTACTACAACTTGAATCATTGGCTTACCGTTGACTTCAATTAATGGCTTAGGAAATGTATACCCTGCTTGTGCAAATCTAGATCCAGCACCAGCCATAGGAATTAAAACATTCATCTTTTCATTTTTCCAAGGCACTTCATTTTTTCCTTTCATTTGGAATTTATCTATCATACCAAAGAACTTATCCTTATCTAGGTCATCTGCGTCCTTAATGCCGTACAGGTGCCCTCCAGAGGCTATAGCGCCCTGTCTGCCAATATGGGAGTCTTCTACTATTACTGTATTTTGAGGCAAGGCATTTAGTGCTGTCATGCATTTCCAGTACATTTCAGGGTATGGTTTATGATGCTTTACATCTTCATTACTAACTATATATTCTATATATCCTAATACTCCAATAGCATTTAATGCTGTTATGATAGTTTCTCTAATAGAATTACTTGCTACCGCAATTTTCCATCCATCTTTCTTTAACTGTTTTATTATAGATATTGCTGTTTTATTCTCTGGAAGTTTTTGTAATATATCTATAGTTTGTCTTTGTTTTTCTTTCCATATCTGATCGTGATACTCTACTGGAAGTCCTTTTAATTCTGTTAACATTTTTAATTTCATAGTAGTTCCAAGACCATCATATTTTGACAAATGTTCTTCTCTAGTAACAACAAACTTAGGGTTAATCTTTATAAGAGCACTATTTAATGCATCATAGTGAACATCTCTAGAGTCAATTAAAACTCCATCAAGATCGAATATAACTAATTTATTATCGTACATTGGCTGGCTTCGGTCCCGCATGTCTATGCCATTTGTTGTGTCTAACAATAGCACCTCCATTGCATTTCATTACATACTTATTACGAACTCTCATTGACCACTCAACGTCTTCTTCTTCGTTCCAACCACGACTTTCATCCAGAGGCTCTTCAATCATTACGTGTTTTTTAACAATAAAGAATCCACCTGAGATATACATATACTGTGTTTGAGACCAATCGTCATAATTCAAAGACCAGGCTCTTCCGTGCCCAGGCTTATCCCACAAAGACCAATCCATAGGATTACGCATCCCTGTAATTAGAAATTGAGGACAAGAACATATGTCCCAATCAGTTCCAAAGTTTTTAAAACTCTCATACCAATTTACATCAAATTTATTATAATCATGCATTACTACTACATTGTCATACTTTGCTTCTTTTACAAGAATATTTTTCTTTCTAGTTATCCATATAGGCTTAATTGATTCATCAAAGTCTATTTTACGAATATCTTTTCCATCTATACCCGAACTATCTCCGCCACCAACAAAAAGAATTTCGTATTCTGGAATGTTCATCCTTCTGATACTATCTATAATGTCTAACAGTCTTTCTTTATCTTCGTATACTGTTATTATCCCAAATGTCCATTGGATATCATTCATTATCAAATCCTGTTGCTATCACTGTTACACGAATTTGATCTTCTAAAGTTTCATCTACTACTGTACCAAAAATTATATTTGCATCTTCATGAGCATTATCAGATACTGCATTTGTTATTGTTGAAACTTCAGCCATTGTGATATTAGAGGCTGATGCAATTGAAAGAAGAATGCCTTTTGCACCTTTTAAGTTAACATCTAAAATAGGACTAGTAGTTGCTGACTCTGCTGCTTGGTCTGCTCTGTTCTTGCCTTCTCCAAATCCAAGACCCATAAACGCTGTTCCAGCATTTTCCATTACACGTCTTACGTCTGCAAAGTCCACGTTAATAAATCCAGGGGTAGTAATTAAATCAGTAATAGAAGCAATACCTTTTAATAAAATAGTATCTACTTCTTCAAATGCTTCTGACATAGTTACTTTTGGATCTAATAATGTTAATAAGTTTTCATTAGGAATTACTATAATAGTATCTACATTTTCTTTTAATTTTTCTATACCCGCTAAGGCTTTATTCATTCTCTGTTTACCTTCAAAAAAGAATGGAGTAGTAACAATACCTATTGTTAATGCACCAACATCTTTTGATGCTCTTGCTACAACTGGAGCACTTCCTGTTCCTGTTCCGCCACCCATACCTGCTGTAACAAATACCATGTCAGAACCAAAAACTATATCTTTAATATCATCTACATTTTCTTCTGCTGCAAGTCTTCCTTGTTCTGGATCAGCACCTGCACCAAGTCCTTTAGTAACATTGCGACCAATATCTAATTTTATATTTGCTGGACTTGTAATTAGTGCTTGAGCGTCTGTATTTAATGCAACAAATTCAACGCCAGATAAACCCATATCAACCATACGATTGACAGCGTTAACGCCACCGCCACCACATCCGATGACTTTGATGTCTGCTAACATAGATTAGGCCTTTTTATTTCTTTTTGCTAAAAGTGCATTAAAATCTTTAATCTTAGTTTCTCCCATATAAGACCAAGCATATCCTTCGTCAATCATAATTTGATTTAATGATTTTTCGGTACCCTTGACATATAGCCATCCTAATATACGACCATATTTTTCAGATGAATCTGGAAGTTCAGTTTTGATTACAACATCTTGTGCGTCTTTAAGTTTTGACTTTAGCCATTCCTTTACTTCAAGACCTAATCTCTTTTCATTAAGGTCTTTTGTTCTGGATTCTGGGGTATCTATACCTGCTAGTCTTACTCTTTGAGAAAAGGAAACATTGAAACCTAGATCAATATCGACATCAATTGTGTCTCCATCGACTACGCCAGTAACTTTTTTTACACGATATTCATACATGCTATTATTATACCTTACTTCCACAGGGTATATTCCTAATATTTATTAGGTCTTGTTCTGTTAGTACCTGATTTTCTGAGTCGTAAGGGTACATTAGGGAGTTAGGGTCATCGCTATGGGCAAGTCCAATACCATGCAATAATTCATGAAGCAAGACGTCTTGATTTTTTGTAAACATGGACACATAAACATTGTCTATCCTTGCTTTATTGTAACTATCCATTAATGTAGTTCTTCCTAGCACATTAGAGTCAGTAGATCCTAAATAGTATATTTCTATATGAGGTTGCTTCTTCATAGATTTTTTCCACTTTCTAAAAGTAAAATTAGATATAGTCTCTATGTATCTAATGGTAGGGATTATTTCATCTTTTTTATAACCATCATAGACATAAAATAATTTACAATCTCTCCATGTTATTTTACCGTGCTTATTTTCTATATATGTATCAGCAAAAGACATTGAGGGTATAAATGATATTACTAATGATAGTATTGTTATTCTAAGTTTCATTAGTTACCCCTATATTGTCTTTCTTCATTTAAATGTTTTAACATCTTTTGAGCATATTCTTTACCTCTTAAATCATCCATAAACAATACTATATTTTCTGCCATTTCAAATGGTTTTATATGATACTTAACATCTTGTAAATGTTCTATAAATTCTGCAAGTTCATTTACTCTATAGTCTTTATGTTTACGAATCTGCACTCGCTGTTGATTTCTTTAATTGACCAGTTCTAATGCCATGTTTATATGCAAGGTTTGCTGCTTTTCTACGAGCCTTTCTAGCAGCACGTTTTTTTGCAGGATCCCACGAAGCAGCCTTGTCTGGTCTTTTGATTAAGTTATAACCACCACGACTTCGTCCAGTTGCTCCAATGCTTGGTTCTTTTGGATTTTGCTTTATTGCCTTACCGTTTGATCTGTTAGTATTTTTATCAGATGTTTTCTTTTGTGCCATTTTTCTCCTTTACACTTGCAAATCTAGTGGTGTTGGTGCAGTGATAAGCGTTCCACATTCTGCACATTCTGAGTCTAGCAAATATTGCTCTATATTATATTCTTCATCAAATGTAACTAAAACTTTAAATATATTAGTACCACAAATAGGACATACGCTTGTTGGTATTCCTCTTGCGTTTAGTGACATACTTCTTCTTTCTTAAATACTCGTAAATTCCTGGTTCTGTAAATACCATCATACCTGAAAATATTCCTATTGTCAACAAAAATTCCCAAATCAATTTAGCCTCTAGTGTCAGACCAAGATGCCCAGTTTAAATTAGACGTCCTAACCTTTTCTGCAAATGACATTCCACAGGTACAGGCAATATCTTTAAGCCTTTTACAATCTTGACAGTAATTTGATTCTTCACTCATATATAAATTATACCTCTTTAAGGTGTTTTAGGCAACCCACCAGCCAAAAACCTCCAGCCCTAGATCCCCTAAGCCAGATTCCCCTCAGTATTAACTTGCTTTTTTATCTACTGAGTTAAATGCACTATTGATTTCATCAATGCTTAGTCTTCCATCATCGATAAATCCTCGTGCTAGTTTTTCAACTACTGTAGCAACACCTAGAGTTCCTGCAAGAATTATTGCACTCATAGTGTCGATACCGATAATTGCACCAGCACCAATAACTCCAAGTCCATTGGCTGCA